GACTTACCATGGTCCAGTGAAAACTACATCCAAGCCAACGCGCGGATCTACCGACAAGGCCAAGAGAAGCCCGTAATTATCCACCACCTTGTCGCTGCCGGGAGTATCGACGAGCAGGTAATCCGGGTGCTAGATGGAAAAATAAATTTGCAGGAAGCCCTTTTAAACGACCTAAAATTTGCATTAGTATGACTATGACAGACCAAGACTATATCAACCTAATTAACGGCGTAATTACCTTAGCGCGGCCAGTAAGTGCCGACGAGGTAAAGATCAGCACCTTAGACATCGGCATCGCAGACGCGGGACTAGACAGCCTCGACTACCTCATGGTAGGCATTTACTTGTCGGATGTGTTTGGGCTGACCGAAGAGCAGATCAAAGAGATGAAGGTAGCTACGGTGCGTGAGATGTTGGATTACATGCTAGCGAGTAAAACCAAAGAGCCAAGCAGCGTAGAAGAAGCACTGAAAAGCATTCAATGAACATCTACCTGACTCACTACAACACCATCTCCACGACCAGCACTGAGCTGATCGACGAGATTGATTACCCTCAGAGGGTGCACTGGATGACCGACACCTACGCAAACAAGGACTCGGGTTTGATCTACGCGCCGCATAAGATCGCTGAGAAAGTACTACATCGGGAGACAATCAAAATGCTCCGCGACTCAGCCGCCAAGACGGCGTTTATCTTGGCCTCTGGCAACTCACACTTCGCGGGTATCAACCCCAAGACCTTAACCAAGTCGCGCCTGACGTACGAATATAAGTTTTTGCCACTGACGTTGACGCAGGTATATGCCGGGCGTATAGCGCAGAGCTGCGGCGCCAACGACTTAGTGATGACCGACGCCAGCGCGTGCGCATCGAGTCTCAAGGTAATGACCGATGTCATCCACCTGATCAAGCTCTACAACTTCGATCGTGTTATCGTGCTATCCGTTGAGGACCCAGTAAGTAATTCGGTGCTGCAGTTCTTTGGTGAATCAGGTGCGTCACTAACATTAGAGCAGGAAAAACAAGGCATCAAGCCCTCGGCGTTTGATGACACCAACCGAGGGTTTTATGTGGGCCAAGGTGCTGTGTTTGCCGTATTTGAATCAGAGCGGATTGCTAAGACTCCGATCGCCGAGCTGATGGGCGCGTACTGTGCCAGCGAGCAGAGCACCAACTCGATCGGACAGCGCGATGACGGCGAAGGTTTTGTGCGGGCCACGATGGGCGCACTGACGATGGCCAACATTAGTGAGAACCGTATCGACATAGTGAAAACGCACGGGACTGGCACGTTATCAAACAACCAGTCAGAAGGCGCGGCGCTTGCAAAAATATTCCAGCATCCTTTTGTTGCGACATCGTACAAGCAGCACATTGGGCACACTATGGGCGCGTCAGGATTGTTAGAAACGTGTTTGTTAATTAGTGATATCTATGAGGGAAAAATACCAGCCATTAAAAATAGGACAGTTAGAGACAACGTATTTTTATCACACGACGAGGCAATTGATTTTAGGCCTACCATTTTAAGCCAAGCAGCTGGCATGGGGAACATTTACGCATCTGCTATTTTTGACACAAATGTATGAGATTAAAAACAAAACATAAAATAAACGCGACAGCTCCGCGACTCAGTGACGAGGACCCAGACCCAATCGAGCAAGACGAGATCGAGGGTATATCGTCGGCGATTATTGATGGTTGGCTGCCATGGGACCCGGAAGATATTAGCGACATCCGGCGCCTGATCGCAGACAAATTACCACCAAAGCAGCAGTTTATTTTGGAGGCATTTTTAGACGGACTATCGTACACTGATGTATGTGTCACAGAAAAGTACTGGCGCTACCATTTCGCTAAGGGCGTCGAGTTAATTCGCAAGGAGCTAAAGCTATGAGTCATTTTGTTATTGAGTACCTATACAACGGTAAGTACATGATGGAGACACTGATGGGTGTTGAGGATATAGATCTTAGCGAAAAACGTTTTCAAAAACTAATGGGCCTGTGGCAGTGCGAAACACAGGACGAGGTAAACACACTACACAAACACTTATGGGAGATGAGAAATGCACGATCCAGTCAACAATCCTAAACACTACACCGGGCACCCAAGTGGTATCGAGTGCATTCAGATCACCGAGCACATGGGGTTTTGCTTAGGCAACGCGGTCAAATACATTTGGCGTGCAGATTTAAAACATGACGCGATTGAGGATCTGCGTAAAGCAAGATGGTATGTTGATCGCGAGATTCAAAAACGTTTAGGAGAGAAAAAAGAATGATTCAAGGATTAAAAGTTATTGTTGATTGGGAGACAGCCGATGCTGTGCTAGAGGCTCACTTGCTGCACACGTACCATTCGCTTACCGATGATATTAAACGGCTAAAATCAAAAAAGAAATTAAAAGAATGGGAGAAAGAGGACATTGAACATTTTAAACGCGTGTTAGAAGGCATTGAGATTGTTGGAGCATGGTACATTTTTGAGTTTGAGAAAAAGAAAAAGAAATGAAACTGTGGAGTGAGTACGATCGGTTTGATTTAGAACAAGACATCTTGAAATGCTCTGACATTGAAGAGCACCTCCAAGAGTTTTTGCGAATTTATTTAGACAAGCCAGAACCCATGGACGAAGACGAGGTGGCGAACTACATTCAAGGGATCATCTACGTCGCCAAGCTACGGCACGGCCGATTGTGGGATGGGTTTGAGGTAATGATAAAAAACCGGCATTTTGCTCCACTGGATAAATACAAAAAGGAAAAAGAATGAGTGATAAATTTTTACGTAATTTATTGAAGGGTAAAGGGTTCTCAACTAACATAGCCAAAGAGATAGAAAAGGCCGTTGAGAAGAACGCTCTGAAAGACGCCCAAGAGAAGGAGATGCGCGACCGGGAGATTGCCGCGGCCATGACCCGGGGCATCCTAAACGATGTATTACCACACCTGCGCAAAGCATTAGAAAATCCCCCCGAAAAACCCGTCAAAAAGATCATTGTTGACGAGTAGGGCGGTTTTTGTCCTAAATTTGCATTAGTAGATATAGGACAAGTAAGGCACGTTGGGAAACGCCCTGAACGGCCTATTTACACATCATACACATAGGAGATTTACATGAACCCATTTGAATTACGTTACGACTTACTCAAGACCTCTAAAGAGTTTTTGACCGAACAATACAACGCCCAGCTCAAGGCTTGGGAATTAACCGACGAGGCAGGCAAAAAGCTGCTCGAAAACGCGCCCAAATTCCCGACCATGCCTGAGATCATTGACAACGCGATTGAGATGAACAAGTTCATCAGCAACGCTGTTGAGACTCAGCTAGTAGACGGCGTTAAGCGCATCAATAGGATTACCGCTGTTTTCTAAGCAACAACTTTTCTTTTTATTTACCACGCCCATAGCTCTATTCATAACCTATAAGTTAAGTTTAGAGCTGTGGTGCATTACCTATGGGTTATTCTATGGATGATTTTAAGTGTCTCCCCAAAATGAAATCTGGCGGCCCAGTCGGCCTCTATGCCAACATCCACGCCAAACGTGAGCGTATCAAAGCCGGCAGCGGCGAGAAGATGCGCAAGCCCGGCGCGGCAGGCGCCCCAACCAAACAAGCATTTGTCGAGTCTGCAAAGACTGCTAAGAAAAAATAATGAAAAAAGCACCAGCAAACAAAAAACTATTTACCGAAGAAATGGCCGAGACGCTATTGGATCTCGGTAAACAGGGCGCGTCCCAAAAATCCATGTACGCAGCGATCGGCATCAGCAAAGCTACCGCGGCTAAGTGGAAGCAAGAGGACCCGTTTTTTGCTGAGACGATGGATTTGGCTACGACCTATGGTCAGAGCTTTTGGGAGATGATGCTCCTAGCCAATATTGACAACAAGAACTTTAACTCCCGGGTCGCTGAAATAGCGTTACGGGGGCAGTACCCCGATGATTACAAAGACAGTCGTGAAATAAAAGCGAACATCAAACAAGAAGTTGTGGTGGATTTTAACAAAGAGGTAGCCAATCTAATTTCCGCCCTAAAAACCTAAGAAAAATAAATTTTCAATTCTGATAAAAAAGGGCCGAAAGGCCCTTAATTATTTGCATTAGTATAAGTACGATCAACAGAATTGAAAGAATAAGATGACAGCTCACGCTCTTCTCAGCGCCTCATCGTCCAAACGATGGCTCACTTGTACCCCAAGCGCACGCCTTGAGGCCACACTCCCAGAACCTAAAAAAGCAGCAGGGTCATTTGACTTCTCAGCAGAGGGCACACTAGCCCATTCGCTGGCCGAAATCAAATTGCGCTTGCACTACACACAGATCACACAGGAGCAATATGAACAAGAACTGCAAGAAATACAAGGAAACGTATATTACACCGACGAACTCTCTGATTACGTGGATAATTACGTACTCTACGTGCGTAGCCAAATCGGAGAGTCGGACACGCCGCTATTTGAGCAGCGTGTGGACTTCTCTGATTGGGTTCCTGACGGCTTTGGTACAGCCGATGTGGTTATACTTTCTCAGCACTCCATTCGCGTCATCGACCTCAAGTTTGGAAAAGGACTACCAGTCCACGCACTCAACAACACGCAACTCCGGCTCTACGCCCTCGGAGCGTGGTCAAAGTTCAAGGAAGACTTCCCCGAAATCAAAGAGGTCAGCTACACGATCCACCAGCCAAGACTCGACAGTATCTCGACAGACGGCACCAGCGTCGCCAAGCTCGTTGACTGGGCCACTTACTTCGTCAAAGCAAAAGCAAAAAAAGCGTGGTCAGGAAGTGGTGAGTTTGTCCCCGGCGACCACTGCCAGTTCTGCAAAGCAAAAGCGCAGTGCCGCGCCCGCGCAGACTTCAACACAGAGCTCGCAAAGCAAGAGTTCAAAGAGCCGCCTCTCTTAGATGACGAAGAGTTGCAAAACGTTTTAGCAAAAGCACAAGACCTGCGCCAGTGGGTTTCAGATGTAGAAAATTACGCATTACAAAAAGCAATTGAAGAAAACAAAATCCCTAGCGGATATAAGTTAGCAACCGCCGCAACACATCGTAAGATTACTGATCATGCGTTGGCGGCACAAGTGCTTGTTGAAAAAGGACTTCCCGAAGAGCAGATCTGGGAAACGCCAAAACTTAAATCCATCGCAACACTAGAGAAACTAAGACCAAAAGGCCAAGTCGTTGCATGGTTGGGTCAGCTAGTTCAACGCCCTGAAGGCTCTCCAAAATTGGTGCGCATGCAAGAAACAGCGGCGGAGGATTTTAAATGAGCACATGGCTAATTGCGTTAATGGGCCTCGTATATTTATACGTAGGCATTGAACAATTTTTTAAGGGATCAGTTGGCACCGGTATTATGTTTATTGGTTACGCCATCGGTAATGCCGGATTGGTGCTGGTCGCAAAATGATGAAAGTTAAATTTTATAACAATTATTTTGATGTGCCCGATTTACTTATACAAAAATTTGTCAAAGAATACGATATGCTGTCGGGCAGTGGAAAGTACGAGGAGATCAATATGCTCCGCGACTCAATCGGCTCGGTGTGTGATATAATTGCCAAAGAGCCAGAGTTGTTGCACGAGCAGGAATTTATGACGGATTTCGTGCGGGCTTTAGCCATGAAAAAAGCCATGGAAACCCACGGTATTTTTTATGACGCATAAATCTCATATTGTGAAAAATAATATAAGATAATTTTGCATTAGTAGTGTTAAGGGTAGACGAACTGGCCCCTATTGAAGACCAGTTCTAATGTTAAAAAGGTAATGTTATGACACAAAGCACTAAAGTAAAGATAGTAACTGGTAAAGTACGTTTCTCTTACGCAAACGTATTCGCTCCCAAGGCATCTGTTGAGGGCGGCACACCAAAGTACTCCGTTTCAATCATCATCCCCAAGTCAGACAAAGAGACTATCTCCAAACTGCAAAAAGCATTTGAGGAGACTAAGGCAGCGTCCTCCGCATATTTCGGTGG